TCCTTATGACATTAAGGACAACCTCTATGGGCGTAAAGGATCAATGCACAAAGGATTTGATCACGATAAGTTTGCTGCTGATTGTGACCGTCATGTTTGCCCTCAACTAGTCTCCTACAACAATTCCAACCTCGTCAAGGAGCGGTTCCAGGGGTGGACAGTTGGAGAATTTGCACACACCTACACCATGCGGTCGGTCGGGTCGTATACAATAGATCAAGCAGAACGCAAGGAACTCGTCCTTTACAACTATGAAAATTAAAGTTCAACTCTATGTCGGCGGTCGTGTTTTTGATGAGATCGTCGAAGCAGTTAATTATCAGGATGCTAGGCAGACTGCTCTTGCTCGCAATCCCAAAGCTAAAGTTGTTTCTGTTACTGCTGTCTTCAAATAATGTGGCGTCTATGGTGTAAAGCACTCGGGGAAAAAGCATCCGATGATAAACGAGAAGCAGACAACATTGCTCATATACGGACTATTATATTCTGTACTTATTTTATTACTAATTTATTCATTATCGCGGGGGTCGTGAGGCACTGGAATGACATACCAACTGAAAGATTACCTATACAGCATCAATCAGTCCAAGAAAAGCATTCTTGATGGCGATGTTGATGCAGAAAAAACTTATCCACCTTACATTATAAATCGTTGCCTCTCATCATTTACTGATACCATCCTCTTTGTCAATGAGATGAACAAGAATCCTCATCTCCCAAAGAAACTTCAATATGATTTTTTACTAAATAGTGTCAAACCAAGGAAAAGATTTTCTCCTTGGGCGAAAAAAGATTCTATTGATTATCTTGAAGTAGTAAAAGAGTATTATGGTTATAATGACGATAAGGCACTCCAAGCACTCAGGATTCTCACCAAGGATCAGTTAGATCATATTACAAAGGTATTGAATAAAGGTGGAAGAAAATGAGTGTTGAAACTGAAATCCAGTGGAAGCAAGCTGATATGGTGGAGGTCATCCTAAACGAACCAGATGACTTCCTGAAGGTGAGGGAAACTCTGACGAGGATTGGTGTAGCTTCTCGCAAAGAAAAGAAAATCTATCAATCATGTCATATTCTGCACAAGCAGGGTAAGTATTATATTGTTCACTTCAAGGAGTTGTTTGCTCTGGATGGAAAGAACACCAATCTTTCTCTGAATGATGTGCAAAGGCGTAATCGTATTATTCAATTACTCAGTGACTGGGGATTGATTACCATTGTGAGTCCAGATAAGATCGCTGATCTTGCCCCTCTTAATCAAATCAAAGTGCTTGCCTTCAAAGAAAAGGATGAGTGGACTTTAGAAAGCAAGTATAATATTGGACGCAAGAAAGTAAGTGAGTAATATACTTGATACTGCACACTGTAAAGTATCTGGTACGCATTCAAACTTACACCGCTGGAAAAGTTGGGAAGCAAACACACCCTTTGCTCCCAACTTTGATTGTCCTATATGGGTAGAAGATCTCAATAATTTTTTTGTAAAAAAATTAATTAAAGAAATTGAATTAAAAAATTTAGGTTCATATAAAGATACATGGAAAACCTATAATATTTTTACTTGGGATAATCCAGCAGTAAAGTTTTTGCAATCATCTATTACTAGAGTATACAGTGATTTCTTGGATAATTTGGATGTTCATAAAGAAAGACTAGATGATATTTGGATCCGTGGATGGGCTGTAGTTCTACAACCAGGAGATCCAGTACCAAAACATTGTCATTCATATCATGAGAATACTTTTTTGAGTGGCAATTTAATGCTCACTGATAATCAAACCACCACTGATTATTTTATACCCCACCTTAGCGATTATTATGGTCCATGGAGATGTGAAAACAAACCAGGAAGAATAACCATGTTCCCTTCCTGGGTTCTTCATGAAGTGCAATCAACAGAAGAGTATAGAATTTCTATTGGATTTGATATGTTTTCTTATCATACAATGGAGTACATCTCGAATAATAGAGTGAGAGGAGATGAACTACAAGAATGTATCTTGAAGTCAATTAAATTGGTGTAAACCGTAGTATTGATGGGGGTTCTCACGACCCCTACTTTTTATGTTTACTGTATAATTATTATTGTGATGCCTAACGGGTCACATGTAAACGTCGCTTTTTAGGACAATGGTAACATTTAACTGGGAAACTTATACACCTCACTCTATTGGGTTTGATGAAACATTCAGAAGATTGGAAGCTCTTGCAGGCGCTGGATCAAGTTATCCTCCATACAATGTGGTCAACGGAGATGATGGCACAACCGTACTTGAAGTCGCTTTGGCTGGATTTGCAAGCGAAGAAATTGAAGTCTCTACTGAACGACATGTTCTAACAGTATCTGCTTCTAAAGAAAAACAAGATAAGGAACGTAAGTATCAACACAAGGGTATCTCTCAAAGATCATTCACTCGCAACTGGCAAGTGGCAGAAGATGTAGAAGTAGAGAGTGTTAATTTTAAGGATGGTCTTTTGACAATTGTGTTGAAGAAAGAACTTCCAGAGAAACAGAAGAAGAGAAAGTGGTTCTAAATATTCGGGGCAGCTTGACGCTGCCCCTTTTTGATGCTAAACTAATATCAAACAACTATTAACTATGGCAGTATCAATCGTTACATTAAAAACGGGTGATCGTGTTATCACAGAACTTAAAGAAGTTTTTGATAATGAATCTGGAGAACAAAGAGGAGTATGTCTTCTGATGGAAGAACCATATATTCTCAGTCTAGATTCTTCTACACCCCAATATCTTACTGAACAACTTGGATCTGAATATAAGGTCCGATTCAGTAAATGGAATCCATATTCCCCAGACACAATGTTTAAAATTCCATATGATTGTGTCATGACAATTAGCACTCCAGAAGAAGGATTGCAGAAAGCATATGAAAGCAAACTAGAACAAAAAAAGGAGATCGAATCTAATGGCTGAATTGAAGCAAAATCATTTTGTTAGAATTGTAAAGTTGGTTACTGGCGATAATGTGCTGTGCCTCTTTGGTGATGTGAAGGGCGATAATGAAGAAGTTGTTGGATATCGTTTAATTTATCCATACGTTCTGACTCTTGGGGAGGCGAACGAAAAGGGTGACATCGCTATTAACTACACTAGGTTCTGTCCTTACAGTCCTGTGGAAGAACATAGAATTAGTGGTTCTCATATTATTAGTGTTGTGTTTCCTGATAATGGTGTTCTTGATAATTACGTCAATCGATTGATTGAACTTGGTGTAGATAAAAATATTATTTTCTTTGAGGAGAACACTGATGGAGATAGCAGCGAACCTATTGAAGCTGGCGAATGAGTGGATCATCGCACAGGTCGAAGAGATTGAGGGTGCCACTTCGATAGGTGACCCCGATTGCGTCCTGCGTGACCCATACGTGGTAGAATGTGATGGGGAGATCAACCAATGGCCTCCCCATTCAAATGATCGTGAGGTGGTTGTCAGATCTTCTGACATCACCACACTGGTCAATCCAAGCACCAAACTGCTTGCCGCTTATCTACTCAAAGTTGATCCGCCAAAATCTGAATGAAGTTTTATACTAATGTTGAACAAGCTGGCAACCGTTTGCTGGTGCGTGGTTATGAAAATGGCAATCGCTACAGCGTGAAGGTTCCTTTTAACCCCACGCTGTATTTGCCTACAAAGAACTATTCTGAATGGCGCACACTTGAAGGTGACTGTGTGGAACCACATAAGTTTGGTTCTATTACTGAAGCACGAGATTTTGTAAAGCAATACAAAGAAGTAGAAGACTTTGAGATCTATGGCAATACTCGCTTCCTTTATCAATACATTGCTGAAGAACACCCAGAAGAAGAAGTCAAGTTCGACAGCAGTAAGATCCGTGTATTTACGATCGATATTGAAACCGCTGCCGAAAACGGTTTCCCTGACATTGAAACTGCCGATCAGGAGATCCTTGCCATCTCTATCAAAGACAGCTTCACTGGTCGAATTACTGTGTTCGGGGCGCGACCATTCAATAACAAAGACCCCATGGTGGATTACATGCATTTCCGCCATGAAGAAAGCATGTTGGGAGCATTCCTTGAATTCTGGCAAGCAAACTTTCCAGATGTGATTACTGGTTGGAACGTACAGTTGTTTGACATGCCGTACATTCACAACCGAATTGATCGTATCTTGGGTGAGAAATTCACCAAGGTTCTTTCGCCATGGAAACTTGTATCTAAACGAGAAATCTTTATCAAGGGTCGCAAGCAGTTTGCGATTGATACTCTTGGCATTTCTACACTGGATTATCTTGAACTGTATAAGAAATTCACTTACACTAACCAAGAGAGTTACCGTCTGGATCATATCTGTAACGTAGAACTTGGTGCCAAAAAATTGGATCACAGTGAGTTTGATACGTTCAAAGAGTTCTATGAGAACGACTGGCAAAAGTTTATTGAATACAACATTCACGATGTTCGCCTGGTGGATCAACTAGACGACAAGATGAAGTTGCTTGAATTGGCATTCACTATGGCATACGATGCCAAGGTGAATTATGAAGATGTGTTTAGTCAGGTTCGTATGTGGGATAACTACATATATGTGGAGCTCTTGAAACGCAAGGTCGCTATTCCTCCCAAGAAAGAAGCAATCAAAGATGCAAAATATGCGGGGGCATATGTCAAGGAACCGATACCTGGGTTTTATAATTGGGTGGTCAGTTTTGATCTCAATAGCCTGTATCCCCATCTTATTATGCAGTACAACATCTCACCAGAAACCCTCCAGGATGTCAGGCATCCCAGCGCATCTGTTGAAGGGTTCCTAAACAAAGAGATTGAATTGCATACAGAGTATTGTGTTGCTGCCAACGGCGCACAATATCGCAAAGACATTCATGGTTTCCTGCCTCAAATGATGCAGAAGATGTATGATGGTCGTGTCATCTACAAGAAGAAGATGCTTGCTGCCAAGCAGCAATATGAGAAGACACCCACTGTCGAACTCATGAAAGAGATTGCCCGCTGTAATAACATTCAGATGGCAAAGAAGATTTCTCTGAACTCTGCCTATGGTGCTATCGGTAACGAGCACTTCCGTTATTACAAGTTGGCAAATGCTGAAGCGATCACCTTGTCTGGTCAGCTCTCTATCCGTTGGATTGAGAACAAAATGAACCAGTATCTAAATAAGGTGTTGAAGACTGGTGATGTTGATTATGTTATTGCTTCTGATACCGATAGCATTTATCTCAATATGGGTCCTTTGGTTGAAAAGATATACGAGGGACGAGAGAAAATTAGTGAGAAAGTTGTTGGGTTCCTTGACAAGATCTGTCAAATGGAACTTGAACCTTATATTGAAAGTTCTTACCAAGAACTGGCAAACTATGTAAATGCTTATGACCAGAAGATGCAGATGAAGCGAGAGAACATCGCTGACCGTGGCATCTGGACTGCGAAGAAGCGATACATTCTCAACGTATGGGACAGCGAAGGAGTTAGATACAAAGAACCCAAGATGAAAATTATGGGTCTTGAAACTGCCAGATCTTCCACACCAGCATATTTCCGAGACAAATTATATGAAGCCTTCAAAATCATTATCGGCAAAACAAATGATGAACTCATCAGTTTCATCAATGATGTCCGCAATGAAACCAGAAAGCGACCCTACAACGAAGTTGCTTTCCCACGAGGCGTCAACAATCTGGCAAAGTATCGCCACCCCACAGAGATCTACCAATCCAAAACCCCCATTCAGGTAAGAGGTGCTTTGCTCTACAATCATTATGTGAAAAAATATAAGATTGAAAACAAACATCCTTTGATTCAGGAAGGTGAAAAAATCAAGTTCATGTATTTGAAAACTCCCAATCCAATTCATGAGAACTGTATTAGTTTCTTTGGTGATCTACCACACGAATTTGGACTGGAGAAGTACGTGGATTATCAGACACAATTTGAAAAGTCGTTCCTCGAACCGCTCAAAAATGTGCTACAATGTATTGGATGGACACACGAGAAAAAAATTTCTATCGGGAGTTTCTTTGAATGAATGTCTGGGTTGTGAGTTGGACCAATCATGTTGTAGGGCAGATTGGTCCAGATAATATCAAATGTTTTGACGAGTATGAGACCGCCAGAGCATTTGCTAAACTGATGAGTAACAATTACTCGTATGTAAACATGTATGAAGATGAGGTAAAACAATGGGATTCCTAGATACCGTAGTTAAAGAAAGCGGTAATGAGTTTGCTGGTTTTGTTAGTGATGGGGTTGCTGCTGGCGACATTACATCTTACGTTGACACTGGCTCTTATATTTTCAATGCCCTCGTTAGTGGTTCGTTGTTTGGAGGTCTTCCTTCCAACAAGGTTACTGCCTTGGCAGGAGAATCAAGCACGGGAAAGACTTTCTTTGCTCTGTCTGTCGTTCGTAATTTCCTTGCTGCTAATCCTACTGGCGGAGTCATTTATTTTGAGAGTGAGTCAGCAATTTCTCGTGACATGATTGAGAGTCGTGGTATTGATTCCAGGCGAATGATCATCATGCCAGTAGGAACGATTGAAGAATTTAGGACACAAGCTTGTCGTATCCTTGACAAGTATATGAAGGAACCAAAGGATGAGCGTGTGCCCATGCTGTTTGTTCTTGACAGTCTTGGTATGCTTTCCACCAGTAAAGAGATGGAAGATGTTGCCAACGACAAGCAAGTTCGTGACATGACTAAATCTCAATTGATTAAAGGTGCCTTCCGAGTGCTTACCCTGAAACTGGGTCAGGCAAATGTTCCTATGATCGTAACCAACCACACTTACGATGTGATTGGATCTTATGTGCCAACCAAAGAAATGGGTGGTGGAACTGGACTGAAGTATGCTGCTTCTACGATCATCTATCTTGGTAAAAAGAAGGAGAAAGATGGAACTGAAGTTGTTGGTAACATCATTAAGTGCGAAGCTAAAAAGTCTCGTCTAACCAAGGAAGGTAGTAAAGTTGAAACCAGACTCTATTTTGATGAACGTGGATTGGATCGCTATTACGGACTATTGGAACTGGGTGAGGAGCACGGAGTATTCACTCGCAAGGGCAATCGTATCGTTGTTGGTGAATCCTCTGTTTATCCTTCCGTTATTCTTGCTGATCCCGAGAAGTACTTTACCGAAGAAGTAATGACACAACTTGAAGAAGCAGCACGTAAAGAATTCTCCTATGGCAACTGAACGCATTGAAGAAACTATCTTGCGTAACCTCCTTTATAACGAGGAGTATTACCGCAAGGTAGTTCCCTTTCTAAAAGCAGAATATTTCAACGAATATCATGAACGCATCTTATTTGAAGAGGTTGCTGACTTCGCCAGTAAGTATGACAAAGTACCTACTCAAGAAGTTCTCTCAATCAACCTCCAGTCTAGAAACGATCTTACAGAAGACACATTCCAGAGTTCGCTATCTACCCTCAAGTCCCTTGGAGACGAATGGGTTGATTTCAACTGGCTCCTTGATGCCACAGAAAAGTGGTGCCAAGACAGAGCAATCTACCTCGCTCTCATGCAGTCTATCAAGATCGCAGATGGAGGCGATAAAAAATTATCAAAAGATGCGATCCCCAGTATCCTTCAAGCGGCCCTGGCAGTATCTTTCGATGAACACATAGGACACGATTATATTGAACAAGCAGAAGACCGATATGATTTCTACCACCGCAAAGAAGAAAAGATCCCGTTTGACCTTGATAAATTTAACTTCATTACGAAAGGTGGTCTGCCTAACAAAACTCTCAACATCGCTCTTGCTGGTACGGGCGTCGGCAAGTCTCTATTCATGTGCCATGTTGCTGCTGCCGCCCTCACTCAGAACTACAACGTTCTCTACATTACATGTGAAATGGCAGAGGAGAAAATTGCTGAGCGAATTGACGCAAAC